CTGTTGGTGTATAGCTGCGCTTTGTTCATTACTACGGAAACGCATCATGTACATCATTGCACCATCAATAAGTACATGTTTAAATCTATCAGGTATAACTGATACATCATTAAATTCTGTTAAGTCATTAGGAAAAGACCAGTAGCGATATTCAATTTCATATGCAGCATCTGGTAGTGGTGTAACACCAAACTTACGTTCTTCTGTTTTATAAGCGTACTGTGGAGTATCTCGTCCACCTTCACCTGAAGTGTCTTCTTGAGGTCTGTAGTATCTAAGATAATCTACAAATGTAAGTACTGTAAGTTTTTTAGGTTGATTATCTTTAGAAGATAACTGTTTTAAATAAAGTGAATCCCAGTCAATTTTAGATACATCGGACTGCCATGCATACGTGCCTGTACCTGCAGTTAATGTTTCTGTATATGTTGTAAAAGTAAAAGGCCATTCCTGAGACACTTGTAAAATTTCACGTGTACTAGAATTAATGGCATCCTTAGCAATTGCTTGTAGATTACGTACATCTCCAAAACCATCACCTGCTGTATCAAGTGTAGTTTCATTTATTCTGCGAAGTAGTTCGTTTACAAGTGCGACATATGTAGCCATAATAGTACCTTTAAATTAGATTTGAGGGGCCAGTTGCCTAGCCCCCCCAGAGTTTAATTATGCGAGTGTGTCACGATCTACTTCATTAGCAGTCATTTCACCAAGTGCACTAACATCCATCATTACAGCGTACACACGTAGTGTACCTGCTGAAAAGGATGCACCTGAACCTGCAAGAGTTACGTCAAGTGTATCTGCAGAAGTGATAACAACATCACCTGCTACAGTAGCGGAAGGAGCATAGGCTCCATCAGCAGCACCATCAATATCAAATGCAGCTACATACTCATTGTCATCTACAGCCGTACCTAAAATTGCGGTTGCGTCTGTGCCAGTGTTTTGAGTAGCAGAAGCTGTTACTTGAATACCTGCAGTAATAATTTTAGTATTAGCAGGTACAGTAAGAGCCTGTACTACATCACCTGGGGCAATGCTGTTTGCAGTCAGATCAATGGTTTGTTCAACCATATAAGGCTGACGCCCACGTGAGTCACCACCATGAGCAGGAGCCAGAGTTGCGGTAATAGTAGCCATTATCTAATTCTCCCTTATGCCAAGTTATATGCTGCAGTAACGATAGCTTCTGGGCGAAGAATCTTGCGACCGTATAGGTGCATACCACGAACAATATCTGCAAATGAGTCAGGGTCACGATAAGTTTCAGTTTTGTTGATCTGCTCTGCAGTTGCAACGGCTGAATCATGTCCTGCTACGATAACACCAAAGTTAGTTGCATTAACGCCACCAACTGTGGAAGAACCTGTACCAAGTGAAGGTAGGTTGTTTGACGTGTAAACACGGAAGCCGTGTAGGTTTGTCACTGCCAACCCGTTCTGTAATCCTGAACCACCAAAGTCGGCGTTCAGCAAACGTGAGTCTTCATCTTTCAAGACTTCCATAAACACTGGGTCCACAACGATCCAACGACCTTGTGTATCAACATTCTGTTGGTCCATCAAACGAGACATACGTGCAAGAATTTGCAACGGGAATGCGTTACCTGCAGTTGCAGATTTCGCAGCAGTAGCACCACCTGCACGAGGCTCAATACCAATTGAGTTGTTGGCTGAACCTGCAGTTCCTGATGTGTTTGTGAAGTCAGATGCGTCTAGTGACATAGAAGCCAATAGTTCCGCACCAACTAAGTTAGCACCATCAGAAGCTGTAGACACGGCCTTTGAACCGTTTACAGTAGTGTTGACTGTGCTTGCATTTGCATGAAGCGCAGCTTGTGAAAAACCAGATAGATAGCCAAGAACATCTTGGTCCATTTGGTCAGCCAAACGATAGGCAGCACGATCACTTGCAAGACTTTGGAAATTAACGTGACTATGGGCTTCTTCAATATCGTCTACCTTGAAAGCAAAATAATTGGCTTTGTCAATAGTTAATGAGAAGTCCTCGTCATCTAAGTCTTGTGGTGTGATTTGTGTACCACGTCCGTATTCTTTTACAGTGATTTCAGGTTCTTTAATAATTTTAACTGAATCACCCATGTTAGCAATCTCTCCGAAATAATCAGAGTTTGTGACTGCCTCAACAACAGATGCCTTGCGGAAAGCAAGTTGCACCTGTTTGGAATAGATCACTGGTGAGAAGTTACCGTTAGGTAGATTACCGTGACCTGATGCTGATGTAAATGCCATAACATTTATCTCCTTTAGCATAACAGATGCTAAACACACAGAGTACTATATAGGAGGCTAGACATCGTAGGGTGCGTAGGTTATAACACTTGGCCTTTGTGTTACAGCTACGGGCCATGAATTACTAGGTAAGTCCGAAGGTCTGTCGTTTGCGTGGGGAATATATAGTAGTGCAGGTATCCTAATGGGGCCACACTATTATATGATACATATAGTTATATCATAAATAACTATAATGTCAATACTTTTTACCTAGCAGAACCAGATAAATCGTAAATAAAGTTTCCAGTGCGAATAGATTCCATAATGCTATCGGCATTACGTTCATATTCTTGTGGAGACATCTTCTGTACCTCAGACTCTTTGATTGCATTTCCCATAGAATTTGACTGAGGTTTACTGCGTTGATTACGTGTGTCTACAGAACGTGCAGCATCTTTTGGTGTAGTTTTACCTTTCTTAATGCCACGATCTGCTTTATAAAGATCAATTGCACGAGCAGCAGAACGTGCGTCATTGCCGTTCTCATATAATGCATCCTGTATCCATTTAGGTTGTTCATCTGCCCACTCATGGAAGTCATCACTATCACGAATGGTATCAAAGTCTGGATGCAATTGCATTAACTCTGCTTCAGCTTTTTCACGTGCTGCAGTTTCACGCATTTCGTCTACTGCTTTTACACGATCTTCCAAATCTGCAGATTGTTCTTTTGCTTTTTTAATTGCGATAGTTTCAACAATTGCTGCTACATCTGGATACTTAGTTGCCCAAGCTTCAATGTCTTCATCTGACTTAGGGAGTTTGATTTCTTGTTTTGTTGATTGATTAAGCTGTTGCTCAAGTGCCTTAATACGATCTTCATATTCTTTTTCTTTTGTTTGCTGATGTCGGCGTAGATCACCATAACGTTTTTTAAAGCTACGTTCTTCCGCATTAGCAGGTTCAGCTTCTTGTGGTTCTTGTTCCGCTGCTTCACCTTTTTGTTCAGCTATTAGCTGTTCAAGTTCTTCTTCTTCTTTCTTTAAACGTTCTTCGTTAGTATACTTGCGATTTGCAAATGCTACTTTATTTTGAGGCTGCATTTCTTCAGCCATAATTGCTTCTGACATTATATGTCCTTTTTACTGGGGCCACCGTAGCCTGTTGGTAGGGGGATGGGTAGGCCAGTCATATTAAGGTGGTTATTACTTTTTCTTTTTACGTGAGGCTAGTCCACCTTTTTTAAATCCATAGCCTCCTTCGTATCCTTTACCTGCCTTTTGTCCTTCTTTAATTGCCTTTTCTTTTTCTTTTCTTTCTTTAAGTTTAGACTTGTATCCTACATCTCCTGCTTTTTTACCACTAGAATCTGTACGACCTTTAATAGTTACATCATCCGTTTTAACTTTAACGCCTGTGTCTCTGTCTCTATCACCAAAGTCAGGACGATCCCTATCACCAAAGTCAGGCCCGTCATCATCACCCCCGCTACTTGGTGTAGGCGTAGTAGGTGCAGATGATGGTGCAGATGGTGAAGCAGATGGTGAAGCAGATGATGGTGTAGGTTGTTGGGAGCTTTCTTGCCCAACTCTACTTAGATAACTTTCTATATCACCTGCAGTTGGTGTATCCTCACTAGGAGATAACGTGCCTGTAAATTGATCTAAAAGGGAACTGACTTTAGCAGGTTCCGTAGAACCACGTAACTCAGAAAGTAAATCTTTAGCTCTATTAGAAACTATAGAAGTACGCAATGGTAATGTAGAAGGCACATCCATTTGTGGCGTAGCTGCTTCAGGGTCTTTTGGTATTGTTGGTGTTTCAAATAGTTCTTTAAAGGGTGATTGATCAGCAACTACTGAAGCATCCAGTTGAGGCATATCTGGGTCTTGAGGTATTGCTGCTTCAGTCTGCGCCTCTATGGAAGGAGTTTCTACAGAAAGTGCTGGGCCTGATTCCAGTTCTATTTCTGGTGTATCTTCTCGTCTTTTGCCACCCCTAGTTTGAGGGCCGAATTTCATATCAGGAGCAGTGGCTTTATAATTTTCTGCAATTGCGTTAGCTAAGTCATCAGCAGAAGCACTTACACCAAGTTTTTCTACTGCAGTACCTAGAGCTTGTCCAAAATCATAATTATCAATTTGCTCAGAAGTTAAGCCTAAAATTTCTATGGCTTTTGTGTGTGTGTCTATACCTTTTTTTGTCACATCATCAGATTCATCTGTAGACTGTCCTGCGTTTACAGCCCCTGCAACTTTAGCTTTTTTGGTTTCTTCTTCACTTAATCCAAGCATATCACCAAATGCACCTGCAACTTCACTGATTATTGTAGCCAGTACACCTTTACGTTCAGGTTTTGTTAAACGATCTTTTACTTCTCGTAGTGCAGCTAACTGCCCTTTAATGGGTGTCTTTTCTGCTTGAGCAATCTTTTCATCAAGTTTTGCTATAATTTGTTTCTTTTGATGTTTATTTGCAAGAGCAACAAAACCTCCCAATAAAGGATTGATTGCCCCCATTACACCCGCAGCTACGTTACCATATGTACTAACTTTTTCTGCCTCTTTAATCCACATGTCTAATGCGATACCGTCCTTAGCGGAAGTGTCCATATCCCAAGAACCTGCTTCTTGAAACTTTGATGGCTTTACTACAGGACGATCATCATTATCGTCTGTTGGTATAGCTTCTTTGGTTTCATCTTCTTCTTTAGGTATATCTGTGCCTACAGGAAAAAATTCTTCAGGAATTGGGTACAAAGGTTTACCGTTAAAGAAGGGTATCTTTCTTACTGCACCTGCTTCATTTTTATACTCTCGTATATCTTGATTACGAGGATCAAACTTAGGAACAATAAACGATCCTCTGTTTGCTTTTATAATACCGCCTTGTGCTTTTTCTTCTACTTCAGGTTCTTTTTCATCTTCAACTATAACTAAATCCATCATGCCAAACGGTAAGTCATCAGGCATTGTAGCTTCGTCACCATTACCCATTTGACCCATAGCATCCATTTGCTTTAGTCCTTGCTTGGCATCTTGACGAATACGCATTAAGTTCTCAAGTCCAATGTAGCGCACTACATCTGCAGGAAACACAAACTCTCCTTCACTGAGCATGGCAGGAATATCATCACGTACTTCTTTACGTGTGCTACCTACAGGTACATCATTCCCTGATTCTTCATCTACCATACCACCTTCATCACGAAGGCCACCGTCTTCAAAGAGTTCCATTTGTTTCTCATACATTTTTTAGTACCTCATCTCGTAGTAACTTGAGCCTACGCAATTGATATATTGCACCCTGCGCCCTATGTAGGATTTGAGCATTATCACTTTGCTCCATAGAACGATGTTGTTGACTAATTAAATAGTCTAAGTATTCCTCAAAACTATGCCACTGTTGGTGGTTGTTCACCAACGCCTTCAGCTTGTTGAGGTGCTCCTTGTCCTTGTGCATTTCCACTAAATCCTTGCTCTTGTGGTGTTGGTGCTTGACCTACGCCTATATTACCACCACCTGCTCCCGATGTGTCCATTGGGTTAGCACCTGCGGGTGCTCCCTCTGGAGCTTGTTGTTGCTGCATACCTTTTAATAGTTCTGCTTGTAGTGCAGCTTCTGCCATGTTGTTAGTTACCTTTTCGGGGTCAAGGTCAAGAGACTTTGCAATCTCACGAATAATGTAGTCCATCTTAGCAAATGGTGCAAGTGCAGGGTTGGATGATACTTGCAGGAATTGCATAAGACGCTGACTACGAACTTCGTTAGCCATAAGGCTTTCTGTACCACGTGCTTTTACTTCTAAGTCACCACGTAACTCTGGGTCAAAGTCAAACTGCATATTAAAACGAAATAAACCTTCACCCATTGGGCGTAATAAATAATCGTCAATGTTTTTAATTACATTTTTTATGCCGCCACTAGCCGCACCCATGAGCATACTAATACCACTAGCTGTACGTCCTACACCTGTAACACCTGTTTGCCCGTGTGCAAATGATGGAAAGCCAGTTGATTCGTCTGCAAGTACACGAGCCTTGTCAAACAGTTGTAAGTTTTCACCTGCAACGTTGGGGAACTTGGTGCCAAAGATAGCCTGTCCAGGTGCACCCCCCTGTCTGCGGAATACCTTGCCTGGGTATACTGATAAGTCTTGGCCTGGGACCAAGTTTGTTTCATCAACCTCAATCAATAGATTACCAGATAATACAGCATTGTCCACCGCCATACGCATAAACCCATTCATAAGTGTTTGAGTATCATCCATATTTTCGGCAATACCAACACCAAAGAATGAATATGGGTTTAGTTCATATGGTACGGCTTGGTATGGAATACGAGAAGGTTTAAATGGATTAAGAACCATACGAATAAGT